ACCGGGCCCATCGGTCCCTGAGGTCCTGCGAGTCCCTGCGGACCTGTCGGCCCGGTTGGTCCGGTGAGTGTTTCCAATTCGGCCAGGGAGTCATTTATCTGTTGTGTCTGCATGGTAAGGTAATCGAACGCCGCCTCTATGACTTGGGGGTAAAGCGCGCTCTGGTTGTTAAGAGATGTACCCTGCACAAGAGGAACGACCCTTTGAATGGTGATCGTCCAACCGGCCGGAAGAGGAGATCCCGATAGAGGATAGGTGACATTCCCTCCGCTGCCTGTGCCACCCTCGAACTCGTTTCCGGACCCGATCCCCGTAACGGAATACTGCGTGGAGGCAAGAACCGTCGTTACGGCGGGGCTGACATTGTCGTTCGTAATGGATACGACCAACTGAGCGGCCTGCTGGACAATGAAATTAAAGGGAAAAACGGTCGTGACGCCGTTTCCCTGGTACTGCACATAGCTTTGCGTGTTGGTGAGCATGTCCGTTTATCCTGTCGGGAAATCGTCATCCATCGGAAAAGGCCACGGCACCTGGTCGGGCAATGCAAATCCCCGAGCCTTGATCCAGTCGGGGGTATGGTTCGGCGAAACCGGCTGTTCGTTTCCGTCCACCGCCCGGGCGCTGATCGCCATCTGTTGGGCCTTCTGGTACATTTCTTTATCGAGTTGCTTGTCGCCGATCAAACTGCCCACCAAATGAGATCCCAGCAGAAAAACGAACGCTTCGGCAAACTCATCGTCCCAGAGATCCGGATCGTTAACGAGGGCGGTATACGTGATGATGGCTGTCTCGATGTTTGTTAGAATGACCTTGATTGGATTCCCGCTGGTGTCCTGGTCGAGACTGATCTGGTAGTTCACCCGCCGTCCGAGGCCTCCGGGGAGGCAAACAGGAGCAAACGTCGCGCCCGGCCAGATCGGAGCGCCGATCCCCTGGCCGGCTGGATAGCGCGGAGGCTCTACGCGCCGAAGCCGCAAACAATCTGTCGGCCACGCATATTCGTATTGCCATTCGACTTGGGGACCCGCGATAAGAGGCGTGGAAAGTGAACCCGTGGGATTTTCCGGAGTCCCGGACGCGGAGGCCAAAAGAGCCCCCGAGATCTGCTTTCTCGCAAACGACCAGCTTGCAGCGCGAAGGAGCGCTCTGCAGCAAGGTTCGAAGTGAACTGTGCAGGCCTCGGCCTCAACGGAATACTCAGTCATCGAGGCGATGGTGGATCTGGTCCCGATAACGGAAAGCGCTCGGTTACAAATGTCGGTCTGGCTGGACATCTATTCGCCTTTCTTTCTGCCGTGGCCTTTCAAGACGTTCTCGTAGAAGTTTTCTTGCTTTTTCGCCTTCTTGCCGAGCTTACCGGACTTCGCTGCAGCATGCTTCTTGGCCGAAATCTTCTTGCCGGATTTAGTCCCGGTGCTTTCGTGCAAGCCGCCCTCATCGAAGGAGATCCCCTTTTGACCGGCCTTCTCAGGCTTGATGGTGCGCTCTTTCGAACTGGAGCTGCTCGAACTGCTCTTGCTCGGCTTGCTCATTTTTCCCCCTCCGGTTCCGGTTCGGCCGAAACGGCATCGTACATCTGGTGGTAAAACGGCAGCGGCTTCATCTGGTTGATCGATGCGAACTCGGCCGCAAGCTTCATCAGTTCGATCCTGTCTCCCATATCGACGGGTCTACGCATCATTTGCCGCCGTCCTTATCCGTATCCTTCTTGCCGTCTTTCATGCTCGGATACATCTTGTCGGTCAAATCGCCCGAACTCACTTCCTTGATGTGCCTGTGTTCCGCCTCCAGCTCATCCGCCATCTTCTTCGCGGCTGAAATCGCGGCCTTGAGGCGTTTCTCGTCGGCCATTATCTCTTTCGCATGAGCCAGGGTATGAGCGTCACTTCTTGCTTCCCAGTCCTTGTCGATCATTGGCGCATCTGCTTTTGCCATCGGATCACCCCTCCAGTTTCTCGATTTGGAGCTGCTCTTTAACCGGCACTCCAGCCCTTTCACAAAGCACCCGAACGAGGTTGCACAGGCGAACGATTTCGCCCTTCAACTGGGCAATCCCGCACTTGGAACAGTCGTTTTTCTGTGCCGTGAGCCGCCCTACTACGGCGCCCACGATCAGGAGCAAAAGGTTTATCGCAAGCATCCACCCGGCGTTTTCAATGTAGCTCATGCCAGCGCCCTCCGTGTCCACCCGGCGAGGAACTTCGCGCAGAGGGGATGCTTGATCACGATTGCTTTGAAATGCATCTCGCAAGCATGCCGGTATTCATCAACGGAGTGACAGCCGGCCATGAGGATCAGCGCCGTCTTTGGTCCCATAAGGACGCCCATATTGAAGACCTTGGCTCGCATTTGCAGGTCTCCAATTTTATCCAGATCGTAGAGTTGCCAAAAATCCCGATAGTAGATCTCGATAGCCTTATCGCGCGTCAGGTTCTTAATGTCCTCGTTGGGGTAGGATCTCTTGCTAATCCCATACTTGGTCTCCCCGCCGGGGTCCTGGGGATCGTCAACATATCCGCCTTCCCAGTTGTCGATGAGATCGTTTACAGCCGCGACAAAATCATCAGGATACATCGGCATTTCCCTTCTAGCTCAAAGAGCCGAGGTTATGCGCCGGATCGGCCGGAGGCGGCGCGGGAGGCGCTTTCTTGATCCCGGTATGCGGAGAGAGGGCCATGCCGATCCCGGTGATCACCCCCACGATTTTTAGCTGCAAATCCGCATCGATCTGGATGCCGGCGTATTTTGCAAGCTCGGTCGCGCCAACGCTTAACACAAGTCCGATAAAGGCCCGGTCCTGCCAGTAGGGTTTTCCGTGGTCTGTATCCTGCCGGTAGTAGTAGACGAGTTCGATCAGTTGTTTGACGATGCCCATTTCAAAACCTCCGAAAATTTTGAATGGGGTCGAGGGGAGGCTCGATTGCGCCCTCGACCCCATTCATTTGAACGTCAGTTCCCTTGAATGTCTTTGATGATCGGCGTCACGATCGGTGTTACCAGCGCAGCCGTCCCTGTCGATCCGGCTGCCGCCTTCGCAGCATCGTGAATGGTGCCGGTTGTCGTGACATCCGAGGCGTGCACCAGGTTGCCCTTTTCGTCGTAACGGTCATTTACGGCGTTTTCATCCCCCAGAATGCCAATGGGGATTTTCCCGATGACATAGGTTTTGGTCTGGCCGGCCACTTGCACCGGGTATGCTTTCAGTTGCGGCCCGGCGCAGCCAACCAGAAAAACAGCCATGACCAGGGTGCAAAGGATAGAGACTGTGCGTTTCATCTCACTCATCTCCATGTGCGCCAGGGGCCGGAATGTATTTGAAAACCGCTCCGGCCAATTCATGCCCTGCCTTTTTGAGGACATCATGCACTTCAGAAAGCAGCGCGACCGGCACTGCCACCATTGCATCTCCAACCAGTTCGATGATTGGGGGATCCGGTTCCGGTGAACCTCCGAAAAGTCCCATATCTCACCTCACTTTGCCGTTGCAGGTTGAGCCGATGCACTTGCCGCCGCCACTCCGACTCCGCCCTTCATTGCTTGACCCACTACCGCGTTGGCGGCCACAACCGCCGTCTGCACCTGCTGTGCAGCCGCGACCACACTTGCCTCTGTCGCCGTTCCGGACTGAAATGCCTGCGCTGCCCCGGCAAGAGCCGTTACCGCCGCATTCGCATCGGTCACGAGGGGTTGCACTACGGCACCCACCGTGGACTTGGTTCCGGGGAAGAGAGTTTCGACGACGGGCAACGCCGCTTCCAACCCTTTCACAAAGTCCTGCCAGTAGGTAGTTACCTCGCTCCAGTTGATACCCTCCAATTCGTTGAGGGCTTTTTGAATTGCGCTTTCCACCTTGGTCGCAATTGTCGATAATTCGCTCATGATCTTTCCTCCGTTTTGGTTTGTTTAGGGAGGGGCTTTCACGGCCCCTCCCGCTCACTGTTCACTGCTCACTGTTCACTGCTCTACGAGTTGTCTTCTTCCCAGAGCACGTCGAAGCCGTAAGTCGCCGCGCCCAGGGTCAGGGTGTTGTTGTAGACCTCGAGTACGTCGCCGGTCCCGCGCAGGATCAGCGGCTTTTCGTTGTTGATGCAGAAATCCCACACAACCGGCTGTGCAATCATCGAAGCCGATGGGGCCGCAACGCCCATGATCTTGCCTCCCATAACGGCAAAACCGGCGCCCGATGTGGCAGCAGCGGTGTAGTTATTGATAACTGCCGTGGCGGCCGGATCGTTCTTGTCGTTTTTGCCGGGAGTGGTTACGGTTGCTCCGCCCGAGGCCGATACACCCGTTGCGCGTCCAAGCGTCAGTTCTGCGTAGAACTTCGTAGCCGCCTGCGCCCACAGGGTGATCTTCTTGATGCGGATCGTCATCGTTGCCGAGCCGACGATCTCAACGAGGACCGCAGCCGCGGTGCTGTAAAGTGTCTGGCTGACCTGACAGGCACGGTAGCAATACTTCAGCCCTTCCTCGGTTATCTGAATTCGGCCGCTTTGGTCGAGCTGTACGGGCTGTACCTGCCCGGACGTAACACCCTGCAGGACGTTATTGTATTGCCCCTGAATCAGCCCCACAGGGAAGACATTCGATTGAAAATTTGCCCCCATATTTCACACCCTCCTTAAAGCGGGACATCTTCGCCCGCGCGGATTCCGGTCTTGGCCCCCGCGGGCGTTGCGCCCAATGATGTTATCTCGTCGATCGGATCGGGAAGAGGTCCGTTGACAAGCCCGATGCTCTTCGCCATTTTCGCCGCCGCCTTGTCGACCGGGACCATGTGCGGGCCCGGAATGAAATCGTCGGGGACTTCGACCTTCTCCCCCGGCTGCACGATCCGGTGCTCGATGTAGGCGACTTCAGTCAGTTTGTATTTCGCCATAAAGAACTCCTTGGTGATTAGTGATTAGTGACTGGTGATCAGGCGAAACCTTTTTCCAGTCACTATTCACCATCCACGATTTACTAGACGTACTGGTTACTGTAGCCGCTCTGATAGCCCATGTATGGACCTAAAGCCTCACGGTCCGTAACGATAGCGGTATAGAGCGCGCCTGCCGTCATGTTCGCGGTGCCGATGGTGTAGGTCGCCTGCATGAACTTCGGGACCATTCCCAGGTTGGAAGGCGATACCGGCGGCACCTCTATCCGCATGATTTCCGAGCCGGCCGTAAGCTGGGAGAGAGTGTAGACCGCGCTCGACACCATTGTTGCGTAGGCGCCGGGAGCTCCGGAGCCGTTGTCGGGAGCGTACTGGATATTGACCTGCAGGGTCGCCCCAGTCCCGGTGAAAGTCGTCGCTATAAGGCACACGATCCACAGACCGTCACCCACGCCGATATCCCGTCCGTAACCCTTCGCCGAAGAGGCAAGCTGGCTTAGGTCGATAACATTGGCGGAATTCTGCGTGCCGACGACAAAGGTTGTGCCAGAGTTCACGGTGGTCGGAGTAAGCACCCCCGCACTCATCGATCCGTCCAAAAGCAATAAGCCGTCCATTATCATGACAAAATCTCCTTTTTAAATTCCACCGCAGAGACGCAGAGGACGCAGAGAAAACCAGGAACAGAATTGCGCAGCTTGGAACAGGTTTAGGCCTGCATCTTTCAACTTGGTCTGTTTCTTCAACTGATCTCCTCCGCGCTCTCTGCGTCTCTGCGGTGAATGGTTTTGAGTCTTTAAACCACGCGCGACTCGGTGTTGAGCAACTGGTCGCAGGTGCGGATCGGGATGCCCCTGAAGGATGTCACGGCCTTGCCGTCGAACTCTTCCATTCTCAGCAGCACATTGGTCTTGTTCAGTGCCTGGATGTCGAGCCAGGTGGAAATTGCACGGTTGCAATAAAATGCCCCGCGGCCGAGGGAAAGCTGAGGCTCGCCGTTCTGCCCGGAAGTCTGGACGTTTCCGGCCCGCGCGGGCTGGGTCGGCAGCCTGTGAATTGCCCGGATCATCAGGTTGATAAGGTTCGGAGGGGTTCCGCCGGAGAGTTGCGTCACGTCGATGTTGGCGATCCGGACCGCGTATCTCCAGTCTTTTACGACGATTCCGGCATCCCACTTGAACTGGCTCCGCCACACGTATAAAACGTTGCCGCTGCCGTCGATTTTTTGCTGCTTGCCCAGGTCGATCTGCTGGAAGCCGGCCTTCATGCCCTTGGGGAAAATGCCGTGGACCGAAGTCGGGCCCCAGAAGACGAGCCAGATGGACGTATTGGTGGAGTTAACGCCGCCGGCGTCGATGACGTTGTTGGCGGTCTGGGCGGTAGTGGTCAGAACGCTTGGATACCTCGGCGCCAACCCCATGAAAGCCGCCGGGGTCGAAGTGATGTTGTTGTAGAAGATGGTCTGCGCCATCTGCTGGTTCATGCCCTCGAGGAACGCCAACTCCTCCGAGAGCCGCAGGGCCTTGTTATCGCCCGCGAGTTCCACGAGCATCTCGTCGATGTCGCTGAAGGTCTCCAGGTGCCCGCAGGTCTCGGTGATCTGCGCTGTCGTGGATTTACCGGCCGGAACGCCCTGGTTCAGCAGGCGCCAGTAGGCAGAGGGCAGCCCGGTCCTGATCGTGGTTTTGTGCCCGGTCGGAAGGTTGCCCTCCACCCAGAGCATATCGTCGAGGATTTCGTTTGTCTGACTGAGCAGGTTGATGATCTCGGCTATTTTGCCTTCGTCATCTATCCGTTTCGCCCAATCCGCAAGGGTCAATGCGGCAGGTCCTATAGTCGGCATGGTTTATTCTCCTGTAGTGAGGAGCGGGAAGTCCCGCTTCGCGCTTCTAGCTTCCTGCTTCCTTCATTGTTGGATACAATTTGTCGAGCAAATTGCCTGTCTTGTCCGTCTTGGTGGGGTTCCCGGTGAGCCCTGCCGGCTCTTTCAGGATGTTGCCCATCTTCACGAACATCTTGACGATCGCCGGGTTATTGCCTGCACCGGTCGCGTTCAGCGCATCCCTGAGGCTCCTGGCCTCCTCCGCGCTTCCAACGAACGGGTTGGACTCTCCCGGCTCGAACACGAGTGCCGCCGTCTTGATCGATTCCTGGAACTTCGTTCCACCGATCTCCGGATCGGCCTTCACTTCGGCCTGCCATTTGGTTTGGGTCTCAGCCCACAACTTCAATGGCGCCTCTGCCAATGCCCTGATCTTTGCGCCGCCGAAATCGAGCAGCTTCTGGGCTTGTTCCTGAGTCAAGTCCAGCTCTTTGGCTATCGACTTGAACTCAGTTGCGGATGCTTCATCGAGCGTGGTCCCCTCGGGGATTGCGAAATCCGCATATTCCTCGGGGGCCTTCGGCTCGGGTTTTGTTTCCTCGGTTTTGGTTTCGCCCTTATCCTCCGGCTTCATCTCAGTCGAAGTCGTTTCGTTTCCCGCAGTTTTCGAGTCCGCCAGGATATTTGTCTGTTCGGCCGTCGTGGACTGGGTCTCCGTATTTTCCGCAGTAGCCGTGGTCTCGGTTTGTGTGTTGGTCGCTGTGGTCTCTTCAGGCATTGATTTTCCTTCCCTGTTTTCGTGCGTTTATGATCCAGTCATAGAGTTCGGGGTCCTGCCTTCGTATCGCTTCCAGGAGAACCCTATCCGGGGATTTCCGATGTTCCTCGCATTGCTGCCGGATCACCAAGTTGAAATTCTTGAATGATCCGACATGCCCATGCAGCAAATGACAATTCAGGTATCCGCCCTCCTCGCAAAGGGTGATGAGGTTGCCTGGGTCCAGTTCCAGCTCAGGCGCCAGGTGAAACGGGCGGATATGATGGACTTGGACATGGACGGTATACCCGCACCACTGGCATCCAGGCTCGCGCTTGAGGTGCTCACGCTCCACGTGGTGCCACTGTGGACTTCTCAGGTGTGCGGGCTTGCCGTGTGCGATGTCATGAATTAGTTTCAAATGGCGTTGCATGGCGTTCTCCCGAGGGGCAATAAAAAAAGAGGCAAGTCAGTGTGTCGGCACCGACATGCCTCTTCTCTTATTCTTGCGCCGCTGTTCACCTGGCCGGGCTAGAGCGGACCCCTGATTGTGTTAACCCATCTTGTTAATCGTTTTCCTTCTCTGTATTCTCAAGGGCCATCTTCGTGTAAAGCCCCGGATCGAGCCGGTTGATCTCAGCCAGCCGCCTCAAACCTATGTCACGGTGCCCCTCGGAAAATGCCATCTCTAGAGGGTCTTTCGAAAACGAGCTATGGAACACCCCGCACTCTTCAAGCAGTCCCCACATCCAGGCGCGGCCATCGACATCGGACATGAGCTTGCGGAATCCGGACCTCTTCAGGTGTTCCCGGAGCTTCGCCTTGCTCTGGGCCTTTGCAACCTGGTTGGCATCGCCGGCGTTGTATGGGATCTGTTCTTCCATTCGAGCCTCTCAGGAAAAGTATGCCAGCATTACGTTGCAGGCCGCGGTGGTAACGATTCCCAGCGTGGTTGCCCCTTTGGTCTGCCGCAGGTACGGGCCGGCGGAGCCGGGCAGGAGTTCCGGCGCGGTGCCGTTGGTGATGTTGGATGCCGGCACGGCCAGCCCTGCGGTGATCCCGAGCTGCATATACACGTCGTTCGCTCCCGATACGGCTATGAGGACGAAATTTGCCCCCGCTGGAACAGCCGGGTATTGCGCCGTGTTTGCCGCCATGACATAAACGTTGATGGTGTCCGCCTGCTGCCAGGCTCCGAGCAACGGATTGTTAAATACGTCAAGTCCTTGGGCTATCCTCAGCATCTCCTATCCCCTTTCCGGCCTGTCCCGACTCACAAGACAGGCCCGAGACCTCTTAAGAAAACTGCGCAAGTATTTCCTTCCCCAAATCGACCAGGTCCTGCTCGTCTTCCCCGGCCGCATCGATTGCGGCCCTGAGCAGTTCGCGGAATGGGCCGATAAATTCGCCGGGAATCTCAATCGTATAATCGTATTCGCTCATGCCGCCTGGCCTCCTGGTGCTGCCCCTCCGGGTAATCCTCCGATCATTTTCATGAGCGCATTTTGCCCGCCGCCCACGTCCGTATCGCTCAGCGTCTTAGCCCCTTGCGCCGCCGCCATGGATTGCTGCATGGCCATTTGTTGCTGTGCCTGCTGATTGCGCTGCTGCCTCAATTTGTCTCTTGCCT